ATCTAAATAGTAAAAATGTTAAAAGCTATGGATTGAAACAACTGAACGGAAGTTTAATTGTTCCTGTTATCTCCGCAGTAAGCGGAGAGATGCGTAGTTTACAGTATATCGATAAGAAAGGACAGAAGAGATTTGTGAGCGCGAGCGAAATCAAAGGTAATGTATTTCTTATTGGGTGCGAGCAAGCAACATTAGCCACGCAAGAAAACCTAATCATTGTCGAAGGTTATTCAACCGCCGCGACAGTTTATGAAAGTACGAAGATACCGACAGTTTGCGTATTTTCGGCGAACTTTACGCTAGAGGCTGTTACTAATATTCGCAAGATATCTCAGGCAAGATTATATATAGCCCTAGATAACGATGAGAACGGCGTAGGAGAGAGGAAAGCTAACGAGGTAGCATCTGCTATTCCTAATTGTTTTGTGCGCGTGCCGAGCGCGAGAGGAGACTATAACGACCTAGCTAAAACTCATGGATTAGATAGAGTCAGATTAGAAATATTGAATCAAGGTTTAGGTTTAACCAAACACCCGATTAGAAACCTAGTTAAAGAACCACCGCCAAAAGTTTGGCTTGTGGATAAACTGTTAGAAATATCCAAGCCTGGTATTCTTGCCTCGATTGGTGGGGTAGGTAAATCCATGATGGCATTAGACTTAGCCATTAAAGTATCGCAAGGCTCTGGAATGTGGTTCGATCATCCCATACTCAAAGGCGGTAATGTGGTGATACTATCAGCCGAGGATGACTTGGTTGAAATCCATAGACGAATCAATGCTTTGGATAAAGGCAACAAAAGATTCGATGCACCTTATGATGTATTCACCCATACTATTCCAGATCAACCTGAACCTTTAATACTTATTAGAGACGATTCAAAAGGTTTACAAATTACCGATCAAGCTAGAGAGCTGTTAGCTGAATTAGAAACCATACCAAATTTAGAATTGGTCATCATTGACCCAATCCAAGCCATGAGTGGAGCGCCTATTAGTTCATCTAATGAAGCGGCTCAACTTTACTGTCAACTTTGCGCCTCTATCTCCTCGCGTTTTAACTGTTGCACTCTAAGTATTCATCATATGTCAAAGGCGGCTCTCCAAGCTGATGACGACCCGATGAATGTGCGCAGTAAGATCAGAGGCGCATCTTCTTTGGTTGATGGGCATAGGTTAGCGATAGCCTTGTGGTTAGCGAATGAAGAAGAAGCGGAGAGAATTTGTATTGACAATGGAGTTGACTATGAGCGGTTGCGCGTGGTGAAGGGTGCGGTGGTGAAAAGTAATTCATCCGAGGTTGATGTATCAATCAAGACATTGTTTAGAAAAGAGGCTGTGCTTGAGCCTTACAAAGAGAGCAACTTTAATTTTGGAGATTTTTAATATGGAAGGGTTAGAAAATATAGCTTTTAAATATGCTAGAAAAAGAGGTATGCCATATTATTTTTATGATGATGAACAAAAAATTATAGAGTTTAAAAAAATACAAAACAGTAAATTTAAAGATGGAATAGTGGATGGCGAGGTTTTGCAATTATTTCATGGAATAGGATTAGCCTGGTCATATTTTCCACATCATTGGGAGGCTCAAGTAATGAAAATGAAAAGACCCATTGATGTATTTAATGATGATGAGCTTTTGTTAAAAGCATTAAAGTCAAGAATTAAATGGGGCGGAAAGGTTGGTGAAGATGGTTTTATGACTGATGCTAATTTAAGAAAAGCAATTAGAACCGCATCTGGAGTGCAAGCAGTCAGCAATTTTAGACCTGTTGCAGCAGCATCTATTTATTATAAATATGCTGGTGATGGGGTGGTGTGGGATATGAGCTGTGGTTATGGTGGTAGGTTGTTTGGCGCGTTAGCGTGTGGAAAAGTTAAGAAATATATAGGAACTGATCCATGCGAAAAAACTTTCAATGGCTTGTTAAAAATAAAAAATGATTTTAAACACATAGATGTTGACATAGAGCTACATCAACTTGGCTCAGAAAATTTTATACCATCTGAACCAGTAGATTTATGTTTTACATCACCGCCATATTTTAATACCGAGGAATACTCACAAGAAGAAACCCAATCTTTTAAAAAATATCCAACGCAAGATTCTTGGTTAAATGGATTTTTAAGAACAACAATCAGTAATTGTCATCAAGCATTAAAAGATGATGGATTGTTGATGCTAAATATTGCTAATGTTAAAAAATACCAAGAGCTAGAACAAGATGCTCTTTTAGTAGCAAGTCAAGAAGGTTTTAGGTTGCACGATACCATTAAATTAAGGTTAAGCAGTATGAAAGGAGGTTTTAAATATGAACCAATTTATATTTTTAAAAAGGAGAAGATATGATTAATTACCCGTGTGGATGGTTTGATGTAGAACAATTACCTGGAGGCAAAAAATGAAATGTTGGCATTGTAGTAATAAATTGATATGGGGTGGCGATCACGATTTAGACGATGAAGAAGATTCAATCTTTTGCATGGTTACAAATCTATCTTGCCCCAAGTGTGGCTCTCATGTAGATGTATATTTACCTAAAGAGGATGAGATCAGAAGAAGCGGTGAAGTATGAGCGGTAAAGGAGATAAACCAAGAGATTTAGTTTATAGCCAAGAATACAGAGATAATTTTGATAAAATCTTTGGTAAGAAGAAACCAAATAAGGAGCAAAAAAATGAGACTGATTCTAAGCGAAAAAGATAAACATATTATTGTTACTGTCCTTGGTGATTACGCCACCGAGATAGACAGACAGGCCACCAAATCCAAAGAAGATTTAGATACTTATAGAAGAATTAGAGAGATTATTCTTCAAGTAGCTTGTGGCAAAGACAAGGAGGAGAAGCAAGAATGAACCATGAATTATTAATGAAATTAGCTTTGATTAGTGCATTATGTTACCTGGTAATATTGGTTAGCTTGTAGCAAAGCGCTACAATGCTTGTAGCATATCGCTACAACGACTGTAGCAAAGCGCTACAACACTATAAGCATAACGCTACAAATATCCGTATATATATACATATATATATAGAGACAAAAACCCTTGGCGGGTTTTGTGTCTCTTAAGAAAGACTGATTTAGATTATTAGGAGAAGAAACAAAAGTGAGAGAAGAATTAAAAAATTCCTGGTGGGTGAGCGCGGGGAACATTGAGCGCGAGCGCGAGAGCGCACTCATATCCATTGAGTTCGATAAAGCCTTTCGCGATTATTCAAAGTTAAAAAAAGAAATCTGGAATCTCTACCGCGCGCACGCGGGGCGAGAAGATTTATCGCCAGTAGCGAAGCTGTTACTTTGGAGCGTGTGCGAGCGGTATCGGTGGCAGACTTGGAGCAGCCATGATGCCATTAGTTATTACTGCAAGATGATTGGAGTGCATAGAACAAGCGCGAGCAGAGGAATGAGCGAGTTATTAGAGAAAGAGGTTCTTTGGTGTGTGCTAGAGGGTGAGCGCAAGCGGTTGAGGAAATCGCAGGCGGGTGGGAAGAAGCATTTTTTACTGGTTGGTTTAGGTGCGCACTTGCGCGAGCAGGTGGGGCGCGATAGCTAACTTGGGGGAAGGAGAGTAAAGCTATCTTGGTGCGCCCCGTTGATTGGTTAGGCTATTATATCCCCGTTAGGAAAGATTGTAGCCAAGATTTTAAACTTAATTCTTGGTTTCCTATTGAGCGAGTTACCGCTCTCATCCAAGTATTCATTTTCTAATTCGCTGTGATCGTGCGCGAGTAGGAGAGTATGATTAGGTTTTTTCTTGGCGTGCGTGGGCATTTCAAATTCACCTATTAGGCCGTATTTCTCTTTCATGTGGCATATGTATTTGTGTTTCGCCATTTCTGATATTTTTATTAAAGACATTAAATATCACCTTGGTCTAAAACAACGCGATTGGGGTCTCTCTCAAGAATTATACGCATAGGGTTATCTTTCATGTGCGCTAACAAATTACCATATTCATCTCTTAAATAAAAACATTTGTTGTTAGCTATGTATTCCGAATTGGCATAAGAAATCTTATCTATTTTGTGAGATTTTATATTGTGTTTTTTAATGTAATCAATATATTGCTCCTTCGCTATTTTATATTTTCTGCGCCTCATAATGCTTTTTACAGAATCATTTACCTTGGTAAAATTCTCAATAACATCTTTTTTAATCATTGAATAAGTTTCATCTGATAAATCACCATTAAATAATTTCCCCGCGGGGTGTCCATATGAATCATAAACATCACCTTGAATAAAAATGCTTGGTTCTTCATCACGATTTATAAGATCATATTCATCATGGTAATAAGACATTTTTTCATAAACTCTTTTTATTGCTTTATAGTCTTTTTTTGTTTGTGTTAAGTTTTTAGCAGTTTCGTTTTTAGCTTCATCCTCTAATTTGTTTAGAGTCTCCACCACCATAACCGACAAAAATTCAAATTCTGTTGCTGTTAAATCTAATTTCATTATCTATTCCCCCAATGATTAACGATTAGCCATAGCGTTAAGACTATGACTAACCATATTAAAAAACCAATACCAAAAATAAAACCAAGTATTTCAATCATTTAAACCTCTTGGCTTTCCATGGGTGATATATGCCTACATCCACAATGCGGGCAATCGTCATCTACTTGGCAATCCCAATAGTCTTGCCAAGCGTATTCGCATTTTGGACATTCGTAATGGTTTAGCCAAGTCATTGCTATTTGTTCATTCATTGTTGCTCTCCTTTATTTCTAATGTAAAACATCTTTGCTTTTCATCTTCACTAATTGTTTTTAGGTTTTTAGGTTTATTCTTATAAACATTTATATCATCAATAATCCCGTGAAATTCATCTATCACTACATATACTATGCTCATGATTTACCCCCGATAAATTCTTTATATATTGGCGATTCATCTTCTAAATAAACTGTTTTTTGTGTGTCCTCATTATCACAATGTGGACATACTTGAATAAACTTATTTTTTTCTTCATAAAGATTATCGCACTCTAAACAATGCACTACTTGTATATTCATAAATATGACTCCTGAACTATTACATCCCTTTTGCGTTTATCCTCGTAAGTTTTAACAATCTTCCCGCATGGATAGGTTAAGAGCCAATAGTCCTTGCTGAAGTCTTTACTCATGCTTGGTATGTTTTCTCTTTTGCTATTTAGTAAGCGTTTTGCTTCCTCTATCATTTCTTTATGCTGTGTCATGTTTCCCCCATTGGTAAATTTAAAAGTTTATCGATTCTATGCTCGTCTAATGAGACATGGCGCAAGATTTCCTCTTGCTGTCTGTGTGTTAGATCGTCAAAGCCTTGTATATACTTTTGCGGGTTGTCGAATAGATCGCGCAAGTATTTAATTATTTCGCGTCTAGCGAATTGTTTAGGCGTTAGATTATTTATTTTCATAGTTCCCCCTTATTTATTTTATTTAATGTTTCTTTAGCTTCTTGATAGAAATATAAATCATTAGGCATACAAAGGGTTATACCCTCGGCATAATCACAATTAAAACAATGATCTTGCGGTTTGGTGTTGTCTTGATCGTCAATATTTCTATTAGCATTTATATTAGCGCCGCCACAGCTAGCGCATACTTCTATGCCATCCTCTAAAATTTCTAAGTATGAGTAATTATTCATAGTTCCCCCTTTAGTTCTTGTTTAAGATTTAATATTTCCTCTTTGTAATCTCTATCTTGTAAATTACAAATTTCCTTAAAGGTTTTAGCCTTTTTAATTTCTTGCAAATCTAACAAATAATCTTCTATAGATTCATTCTCCGAAGAATCAATTAAAAGCATTTCTATTATTTGATTAGATCGCTCTTTTATTTTTTCTTTTAATGCTAAGTTGCTCATAGTTCCCCCTTGGTTTTATAAGTTTTTAAAATGGTTTTGACTTTATTAACTAAGTCTTGGTAATTTTTCGCGCTGTAGCCGTTAGCCTTGAATAGTTCCAAGGCCTTGGGATTGATTAGCGGGTTATCGTCAGTGTGCGTTAAGAAGAAGTTTAATAACTCTAATTCTTGGCGGTTAATCTTTGGCTTGTTGAAGTTATATCTTTTAATGCTCATTAGTTTAAGCCCTCAACTTCATACCAGTCAGAGTCATAGATTGTTTCTTGGTAAGCATATTTATAGTCAACCTCCCCAATATCTCCATCAGTATAAGTTTTAATTGTTCCATCTTTGAAAGTAACAGTTAAATCCCCATACTTTATGTCGTAGTCTTTGACCTCATCAAAATCAATCCCTAACTTTTCAAGATCAAAAGTTATTGGGGCGGTATGTAGTGCTTCAATGTATCGCGGTTTATTATTTCCCCAGTCCATTAAATCACCTCCTTTTGCTTGGTAAATGTTAGAGTTCCGCTAGGGTCTGAATAGGTAAGCGTTGCATCATCTTTAAGGAAATGTAATTGCGCTATGAATTCATCATCTAAACCCCAATCATCCGAGTTGATGAGCGTATAGAGAGAAACCTTTTCTTTTGGTACTTCTCCATAACCATCAATCCAATCAACAAGGTATATCTTGCGCTCTTGTCTGATTCTCTTTTTGAGTTCATCAGCTGAACCTTCAAAGCGTTTATTTCCAAAGTTAGTAATAATATTCATTAGATCACCTCCTTTACTTCTTCCACTTCATCCCAAATTAGACCACAACCAACATCAACAGTATTTTCTAAATTCTCTCTTGCTTCTGTTATTGCTCCATGTATGTCATGGTATGGGTCATTATTAGCTAAATCATTTTTATCAAATATATCTTCAGCTATCTTTAAGGCTGTTTCTATAGTTACGATAGGACAAAGCCACCCATTCCATCTTTTTGGGTGAACATCAACAGCTTCATAAATGGGGTTATCTTTTGATCCTTCGATAGAAAATTTAATTTTTGAATTACTCATTAGATCACCTCCTTAGTCTCTTGAATTTGTTGTTCTGTTTTTGGGTTGTCATTTATCCATGAAATAACATCCTCAAAGTTGTCAGATGAAAATAAAAGTTCGTCACATCCGTAACAGTTATAAACATGAAATCTCGGCATTAATTTGTTTTTATATCCCATGATAAATTCTGCATGATCTTTTCTAATCTCTAGATCGTGAGAATCAATCCAAATAATGTAACCTTTATGATGGTCTTTATCAGATACAAAGCTAGGCAATTCATCATTGCCCCATGATGTATTTTCCCAAGTTGTAGGGATGTTTAAATCTTCGTAGTAATTAATCCAATTCATTACGCCACCTCGCTTGTGCAAGCATTGAAACCAACAACAAAGCCGAGCATTTCTTGTTTTGTCTCAAATCTTTGAATGTCTGACTCTGCTGAAGAATTAAATCTAATACTTATATTGTGGGTATGAAAAGAAACTCCCGCAATGTCTGACGCTTTATGTTGTTTGATTCCATTGCTTAAAATATATTTTGTAAATTCTGCGCATTGATGAGCGTAATAATATTTGTCATATCCTGTCAGCCTTACATAAATATTTTCTTTGTTGATCTTAAATTCAAGATCGCTTCTCTGTTGAAGATATCTAGAGCGTTGCTCTGAATCATATTTAGTATAGAAATCATCCGCTTTGATGATTGCTTCTATTTGGTTTAGTTTTGCTTTTAATTTATCCATTTTTACTCTCCTTTAATAAATGGGTTGCTTATACCACGAAAGCCGAGCATAAGACTCGGCGTTAAATCGTGGGGGGTTTTAGATAATCTCTCCCGTGGCTTGTCTAAATTTGACCTCGTCAAAATTTGGATTTTCTTGTTTAAAGAAATCACATAAGCCATTAATAAACTTATGCTTATCAATAACAAACATTGGATTATCTCTAACGATAGACATTCTCCCGTTATCCTTAATCAGTTCAGCTAGTTTTATAAAATGTTTTTTTGTCATTTTTACTCTCCTAAGTAATTTATATATCTCCTATTATGCATATAAAAACTTACTTGTACACATTATAAGCAACATTCTTTGTAAACAGATTAGGTGAATGCTCCAGGAATGCGATAATATAGGGGCATAAGGGAATTTAATTTAATCTAAATTAATTCGTAATAAATGGTATTTATTCGGAAAAATGACAGCAAAAACACCTAAAAAGAGAGGAAGAAAACCAATTGTTATTGATTATGAACAAGTAGAACATTTGGCATCTTTGAACCTTGGGATTATGGATATTTGCCGATCAATTGGGGTTGGTTGGGATACATTTAATAAACATAGGAACAAGAAAAATTCTGAATTGTCGGATGCATTGGCAAGAGGAAAGGCGAAAGGATTACAAAGAGCAACTTCTAAATTAGCCGAAAAAATAAACGAGGGCGATTTTCAAAGCATCCAGTTTTATCTTAAATCAGCAGATCGAGAACGCTGGGCAGAAAAACAAGAGCACACGCACACGCTAAACCTAAGCGATATTATCTCCAGCGCCAACGCGCGCATAATCGATCACAAGCCCGACGCGCTAGCGCACGACGCGCCCGCGCTCGACATCAAACAACTAAACAAGGCCTCGAAGTCATGAGAGCTTGCGCACGGGGTATTTATCTTCTCCCTTGTACCTACCCACGCGCAGAGCGCGCGAAGCTCATAGCGCCACTCTCAGCGCTTCTGATAGCGCGCTCACCTTTTGCGCGTGCGCGGATGATTAGTAAATGACCCCCCCCTTTAATTGTGCGCGGGTAGTATGTATATATATACTGATGAACTAATTTTTTTTAATTTTTTTTTAAATTTTTTTTATGAAATATAAAGCCGAAGACGAAAAAAGATTGATGACAGAGATATGGTCAGTCAATGTAAAAGACGATCCATTAAACTTTGTTAAGTTTGCTTTCCCTTGGGGAATGAAAGACACCCCCCTCGAAGACTTTAAAGGCCCGCGTAAGTGGCAGGAAAAAATTTTGCGAGAAATGACAATCCATATTGCTAGAAATGGCACTAGGGATTTACCAG